GTGTTAAGCCCACTGTGCCATAGGATGACGCAGAGTGATCTCCGTCAACGCCTGTGCAGCGCCAGTGTACTACGTTAATTCCACCTGTTGCGATGTCGTGTTCGCGTGTGGGGATAGTCCAAGTGTAAGTTACGGCCATAGGTTAAACCTCCTGTGCGGCTAAATGGGCGGCATAAGCATCCTTAACCGCTTGTGTGTGTACTGCGGCACAGATGGCTTGAACCTCTGCACTCTCGCCTGTGATGTCTGCATCAGGTGCAACGACATGGCGTGAGAAGGCACAGCTGATCTCAACGCCGTCACGCTTGATGACCGTGGCTGTACGCACTTGAACGTGCTTGAAGTCGCCTACGATCTCGATTTTGTCTTGTACTGTTTCTTCTGTTAGTGCCATCGTTTTTCTCCTTTGATGGTTGGACTGTCCGACCCAAAGCTATGCAGTGGGTTAATTTTTTATGCTGTAAGGTATACTACTGTTGCTAGAATTTGGGCGTTAATATCTACTCCAGCGGTATTTCCGTTAATCGCACTTCCCGCACTATCATAAAATGAAAGTACGGTATCTCCCGCTGGTAGATGTATACTAAAAGTACTCCCAGTAACAAAACCTGCTTGATAAGTTATAAACGCTCCACCATATGCGCTAGAAGATGCTATTGTATTAAACGGCAAACCTCCAATTTGAACGAGACTTGCATTACCAATAGCGGTATAGGCGTTCATCTCAAACTGTGCTGTGACTACGTTACCAACTTTTGTGTAGCCGCCTTTCTGTGTAGTATAACCGCCCGGCGCACTTGAAAACCCACTTGCTAAAACAGGCGTCCAAGTCCCCTCCTCATAGTCATCCAGCTTATTAGCCGACCCAGTGCCGCCAAGGTAGACACCGCCAGAGAGGTAGAGGTTTTTCCAACGTGCTACATCCCTCCCTAAGTCCATTACACTATCTCTAAGAGACCATAAAGAGTTAAGACTACCATCGGCTTTTACAGTATTAGAGTTGGCTCCAGTAACTAACGAAACGCTGCCACTTCCTTGCACACCGCCAGACAGGTAGAGGTCTTTGAAGCGGTTTGTTGAGTAGCCAAGGTTAATAGCATTGTCTCTGCCCGCTCCTGCAGTCATGTTGAATGGGCCGATGTAATCCGTGCCATCAGTCTGATAAATCAGGCCAACATCAGCATTACCCATAGTAAGCCGCTGACCAGAGTTGCTCCCAATACTCCCCACAGTGGTGCCGTCTTTGCGGAACGAAACAATGTCGCCGTCAGACCCTATGCGGTTCAGATAAGACACAATGTTGGTGTAAGCGGCTTCAAACCAACCACCAGCATTTACAACAGTGCCAGTTGCAGATGAACTATTGCTAATGTTAGTCGTAGTAGTACCCACCAGCAAGTTACCGCTGCTGTCGATGCGCATACGTTCTGAGTTGTTAGTACCAAACAAAAGAGGGCCATTAAGCCTTTGCCAAGCATACGCATTTCCAACCGCATCCTGACCATACAACGCACTAGTTGATCCAAGAGTATTTCCATTTGCAGCAATTTCTAGAAGTGCGTTCTGTCCAGAAGGGCTTTGAATCGACAATTTTGATACAGGCGAACTCGTGCCAATCCCGACATTACCGCTGCTGTCGATGCGCATACGTTCTGTGCCGCCAGAATAGAATGTTGGGAACACATACGACTGCAAGCCGCCAATACGGTTTTCACCTGTTGCTGAGTTGTAGGTAAACGCTGCAGTGTCAGCCCCAGTGTCAGCCGCACCTGCACGGAGATTGATACCAAACTGGCCCGAGCCAGAACCTGCATGAGTGTAAAAGGGAAGCGAACCAGCCACTGTCAGTGCAGTCGGTGGCGAACTCGTGCCAATCCCTACATTACCGCTGCTGTCGATGCGCATGGCTTCTGACATACCACCGCCACTTTGACGTGTCTCAAACGCCATATAACCGTTGGTTGCTCCAGATGTACCACTGTCACGACCAGATACGATGTTTGTTCTTGCTCCACCGCTATCAAAACCAAGACGCATCACGTCTGCTGTCGCACCTGCAATGTAAGCGTTGGGTGAAAATAAACTAGAACCTGCGTCACTAATGGTCAGCTTTGCACTAGGCGAACTCGTCCCAATGCCCAAGCTCTCCGCACTCGCATCCCAGAAGAACTTTGCTGTCGTGCCTGTGTCCTCGTAGAAGCTGATGTCGCCGCGAACTGGGTCAAATCTAGCTATATTGTCATAGTCATTGTTTGCGTCATTTATCGCCCTGAAATACAGACCCTCATAGCCAACCGCAGCCGTGTATCGTATATCCATTTTGCGTTGGTCCGCAGCACCCGAACTATTGTATAAAAGTATTGAAGACTCACCTGTGCCGTTAATGTTTATAGAACCAGATACACCTCCACTGCCTTGCTTATCCACAGTCAGCCCATCGCTGGTCAAATTACCCGTGATGTCTACGCCTGTGCTTAGGGTGGCGAGTTTGGGTGAGCCGTTGTTGTATAAAGTAACGGCACCATCTGGAATAGCAAATATCATAGTTTCTGAGTTGGTGCTATTATTTACTACAAATCTATTTGCAAGTACCCTTATATCACCAGTGCCTTGGTCGCTGATCCAACTATGCGACCCATCATGGTAAATCTGTAGGTCAGACCCAGCGCCGAAGATGGCCTTGTCGTTGTCGCCGAAAGTAAAGTCGGCAGATGTAGACCCGCCGTCCATTGTCACTGTGCCAGTTACGTCCACACCCGTGGCAGTCGTCGCCAGCTTGGCGCTATCTGCGTAAGACAACGTACCAGCAGCAGTCTTACCGCCAATCGCATTTACAACCGTGTCAAGCGTATCAAGATCAGTGTTGATCTTTTCGCCCCAAGTATCCTCAGATGCACCGATTTCTGGCTTCGTTAAGCCATATGCTGTTGTTACTGTATCAGGCATAATATTCTCCTATGCGGCGTTAGCCTGTTCGGCGTTAGCCTTATGCGGCGTCAGCCCAAGTTTCGCTTGCAGCCGAGGCGGGTGTCCAGTCCGTTGATGTGGGGGGAACAGCCGACCAGCTTTCTGGCGTGCTGCCTGCATCTTGCCACACTTTGCTTGACGGATCAACACCAGTCCAAATTTCAGGCGTGTCAGGGATCGGCTCCCACTTTTTAACAGCATTGCACGTCGTACTCAAAAGAGTGCTAATCAAAGCACCGCTAGACTGAACGCGGTTGCACGTTGCTACAGATGTTATAACGCAGGCAATGTCAGCGCTGCTAATGTAGATCGCCTCAGCTGTAGCCGACGTGCTGCACGCGGCAGATATTGCCGACGCAGTGGGCCTCACGCGAACCATGTCAGAGCTGGTGGTTGACGCAGCCGCAATCGAGCTATCAGCGTTGCGCTTGCGAACACATGCAGCCGACGCCGTTGAGGCGCAGGCTGACGCTGCATCGCTTTCACGCACGCGCTGGGCGGCGGAAGTGGTCGTGGTGGATGTTGTGCTGGACGCAGACGCTTCACGCACTCTCACGGCCTCTGACGAGGTCGTGGACACGCTCACAACGATAGATGCGTCTAACCGAACACGAACCGAGGCCGCAGCCGTCGTTGTTGTAACAATAATCGTGCCAGCGCCGTCAGTGACAAGGCCATCCAGCCCGTAGTTATACGAGCCGTATGTAGCCCTGCCGTAGCCAGAACGATACTCAGCCATTAGTCGAGTGTGACGTCAAGATCGCCCGCTGGGAGCCTAAATACATCACCCGTGTCAATCGCTTTGCTGGTAGTCAGCGCCGCGTAAGCAATCAAGTTGCCGCCAGACGCAGCGTCAAACACGCCAACGTCAGTCACCGTGCCATAGCTCGCTGTAGCAACTGGCCACTCAATCGCGGCAGTATTAGAAGCCGTGTTGCCGGAGACAGTAAACGTAACGGCCTGACGCGCATAACCGCCGCCAGTGACTTCAGTTCCGCCGCCAGTGTCAGATGGCGATGCAGTGTAAAGTGCAATGTGCCACGAGGTTGGGCGGGTTGCTGCGCTGTTCGTGAAGACCCAAGTTAAAACTGTGGTCTCGAATGTGTTTGAAAAACTCATATTAGTAAGCCCTTATTTTCATGCGACGGCCTGATCCGCCAAATTTAGCTCTTTCGCTCTCTGCATTTATAGCATCAATCGCGCTTTGATACAAAGCCGCCCAAACTTGCAGGCGAGCATCATCCTTGAGGTAAGGCGCGGAATGAACAAGCGAGCCATACAAGTATGCGTCAGGATAATGCTCAAGCAACCAGTTGCTCGTGTTGCTATCACTCAACGCAGGCAATTCAGATATGTAATACAGCTCGGCAGTGTAAGTGCCAGCAGGCGCAGGGAAGATTTCAATCTCACCCGCAGTAATCGCATAGTAAGCTGGCTCGCCGCTGGTGTTGGATCTCTGGTACTTGCGGTCAAGTAACTGAAACTGACTGATTAATTCAAGCGGACGCGACTCGCCTGACGTAATGTAAAACCGAATGGCCTCAAGAAAGTCAGCAGGTATTGCGCTGTATTGCGTGTCAAGTTCCGCGGTGCTGCGCTTCTCTTGCCGCCAATGACGAACGTCGCGGGACAAGTTTGATTCAGCCAGCGAAATAAATTCGGGAGCTTTTGCGT